CGATTTTCCATTTCTTGACCAGCTTTTTTAGTAAATGTAATTAATAAAATTTTATCTGGATCAACATTTTTTCCCGAATGATGATTAGTTACCAAATTAATATATCTTGAAATTAAAGTATGAGTTTTACCAGAACCAGGACATGCTAATACTAATAGATTTTCTTTATCCTGTTCAGCTATAACAATTTTATTTTGTTGTTCATTTAAACTCATTTGTTTAATAATATCTCTTTGGTCTATTTCATTTGATTCTCTCTCTAATTCAATTAATTGATATTCTAAATCATGAATCTTATGTTGATATTTTTTTAATTTAAGATGTATTTTATCCCTTTTCTTTATTATTTTTTCCATACTAATAATAAAGATTTTTAACTTCTAAATGTATTTTTTTTAATAAAATTAAATAACTATTTTAAATATTAATATTAATCTTAATCTTCATCTTCATCTTCATCTTCATCTTCATCTTCTTCTTCTGCACTTGAAAAACAAGATTTTAATCCACCAGTTCCAGCAATATACATTATATAAATATGAGGCCAACACAATGCAACCACAAATATTCTTTGGTTAAATTCTCCATTTTTTTTTGAACAAGTATAGTAAATTATTAATGCTACTATTGTAATAAATATATGAAAATAAGAATATATTTTAATAAACCAGTCAGTATTAATAAAAGTCTCTTTGATTTTATTTTTTTTAGTATTATTCATAATATATATAAATTAGAAAATTAATTAAATTTTAAATAAAATTATACTTATAAAGTTCCAGATAGTTTATTGGTAGTATAAAATATAGGTATTCAATCGGTGATATACAAGAAAATAATAATAAAAGAACTTGTAATTTAAATACCAGAACCATAAGAAGTATTCTAGACTTTGATTAGCCCAGAGTTGTATACAACTTTTGCAAAATAAATGGTGACAATGTTATATTAGTTAGTTGTTGTATATTTTAAAATAATTGATTAATATATCTATTAAATAAATAAATAAAAATATTAATGAGTTTATTAGAAGAAACCCCCGATATTCAAAAACATCCTAATTACCAATCAATTCTATCTATTGGAGAGGAGGTTATTAATCCCGAAGAATTAAATAACCTACTGAATAACAAACCAGATATTGTAGCATATGATGGATTTGAACCTTCTGGAAGAATGCATTTAGCACAAGGATTATTGCGTGCTCATAATGTTAATAAATTTACTAATGCAGGAGTCAAATTTAAATTTTGGGTAGCTGATTGGTTTGCATTGATGAATTTAAAATTAGGAGGTGATTTAAAAAAAATTCAAAATGCAGGAAAACTAATGATTGAAACTTGGAAAGCATGTGGAATGAATCTAGATAATGTAGAATTTATTTGGTCTTCAGATGAAATTAATAAACGTAGTGATGAATATTTGAAGATTGTATTGGATATCGCTACTACCTTTAATCTCTCAAGGATTAAAAAATGTACTCAAATTATGGGACGTGAAGAAAGCGATGATTTAGCAGCAAGTCAAATATTTTATCCAGTAATGCAAGCAGCTGATGTTTTCTTCCTAAATGTAGATATTTGTTCTCTTGGAATGGACCAAAGAAAAGTTAATATGTTATGTCGTGAATATTCTAAAAAATCAAAAAGAAAATTTGCTCCAGTTATTGTATCTCATCACATGGTTATGGGGTTAGATGGTTCGGAAAAAATGAGTAAAAGTGATCCTGATAATGCTATTTTTATGGATGATAGCGAACAAGAAGTAAAAAGAAAAATAAAAAAAGCATATTGTAAACCAAAAGAAATAGAAGGCAATCCTTTGTTAGATTGGACTAAATGGATCTTATTTCCTATCTTAAATAAACTTGTTATACCTGCAGATGAAAAATGGGGAACTCCTGAAAAAATATATGATGATTACCAAGTTTTAGAAAATGATTTTAAAGAAGAAATAGTTCATCCTAATGATTTGAAGAAAGCAATGGTGATACATATTAATATGTTACTTGACCCAATTAGAAATCATTTTAAAGAAAATAAAGAAGCTAGTCAACTTTTGAAGTTAGTCAAGTCGTATAAAAAATAGTTATTTTATTTAAGCAATTTTTGATTTAAATAAAATAATCTAGCATAGTTATAATGATTTATAAATATGTAGCAATGATAGTTTATATGTTTCTTTTACATATGAATAATATAGGTAAAGAAACTTTTACTTCAAATCTAAATTCAAATAATATTTCGTTAAAGATTCCGCTTATTTACTTACTATGTTACCTGGAATAAATAAAAAATTATTTGTCCTTTCTGTAGAAAAAGACATTTAGTATTCGGTAGAACTGATGTAATTGTCAGTCGACATAATATATTCTTTCCTACATATGTTGTGATTCCACCAACTGTTGTAATTAGAAGAATTGTTGTTGAACCTTAATGTGTTTCCTTTGTTTTTTCCTATTTTTTGCAATTTTTTTTTTAACTTTCCATCTTGAAATTTAATTTGAGGACGATTAAATTGTCCATGCTTTTTTGCGTAAATATGGTCAAGACTGCGCAAAGTTGTATTTGAAAGAATGCACTTTGGATACTGTTTGACAACATCCAAGTTTTGGTAACCAGGATGATATTTATCCCAGTCGTAGGTGGTAGCACCAATCCAAGCTTTCCTTGCTTCATTGTACCGGTGGTCACGGCGAATTTTACAGTCCTTTGAATCTTTGATAGAGAACATTAAAATTATATAACTTGACTATAACTTTATATAATTTCAATTTTTTTTAATATTATCTTCTAATTTGCTATTAACATTATCCCCTTTGTAGGAAGATAACATGAACAATTTTTCCTAATGAATCTGACACAACTTTTGTAATTCCCACTTATATATTCATGTGATTTTGTAAAACTAACTGAAATTGACAAGATAAAATGTTTCTAATAAAAATATTTATCAGTTTCCTATCGTGATGAATTATCTGATGCATTTACTGGGCTAACAATATGATGTTCATATTTTATGTACTATTGACCAGGTCGATAAAAAGATAGAGGATTATTTATTATTTTAAAAAAAATATATGAGCACTTTGGGTTTTAAATTGGAAAGTTAACAAATACAATGGTGTATATTATAGAAGAAACTTTAGAATTATGTCAAAGTGATTATAATTTTATTTTGAGCCACCACAAACACTAGTACTAGTACCATTAGTACTACTACCTTTTACTTTTTTACTTATATTTAACCTTCTTTGGCTACCTAAAATTAATAATAAATTAGTATTTTTTGACACAGTATTTGATGTTGATCCTAATACTAAAACTGTTTCACCAGATCCTGATACTATTTCACCAGATCCTGATACTATTTCACCAGATCCTGATACTATTTCACCAGATCCTGATACTATTTCACCAGATACTGTACCTAATGTATACTTTAAAGTTCCAAATTGGCCTGTATCTCCTGATTGTTTTAATGATGGTTCAGGTGTACTATTATTACTATCAGTTTCGGTTACATTATAACCTCCAATAACTTTTTCCACTTTTACAGATGATGTTGAATTTATCTTCAAATTTACATAGTCTCCTTCATTTTCTAAATCTACATAAAATCCTTCATTCTCATTTAATTCAGTAACTAAATCTAATTGATTATTTTGTAATAATCCAAGGTTTACTACTCGAATATTTGGTTTTGAAAATATATGAGGTAAATTTACATCATCTTTACTAACAACTATTTTCTTTCCAGATAATGAAGTTGAAAATTTATTAAGTGTTTGACGTAAAATGTCTTTTGTTTGTGCTCTTTTTTCTAAATCGTTACCATTAAGTGCAAATTTATTAAAATATTTTGCAGTAAAACTAATAACATTATCAACTTCATTTAGTTCAGGGTCTGGATTATTTTTCATATTATCAAACGTATCTAAATTTTTCATGATATTCCTAATAGGGTTAGGATCCTCATATACTCTAATATTTGTTAATTCAATTCGACTAAATTGGCCACCTAGGCCACCTACTAATTTTAATTGCAAAGAATTAAACGTATTTGTTCCTGTAGGGTTAATAATTATTTCATGATTAAAATATTTTCCATTAACTTTAGAAAAATCACTATGTGGGCTATGGTAAGGTTCGTCAATACCCAAAATAAATTGTATTTGTACAGAGTTGTCACTAATTACTTCACAATCAAATGTTATTTTACCAGGATTTGTAAATGTTAAAGGATATATATTGGCGTTCTGATTAATAAATAGAGCCGGATCTGAAGAATCACTGATTTCGTATATATTGATAGTTTCATCAACATTAAATTGAGGTAATTTTGTACCTAAATTAATAATATCATCCGCCGACATATCTGCTGTATATAAATGCAGCTTTTTAGATGGTCCTATGGGTAAATCAGATTCATATGATATATCATATACAATCTGTCGCCCTGTATCTCCATCTACAACTTCAATACTGGATAATCCAGAAAAATCACTAGGGGCAACATCGTTATCGTTATACAAATAAAGCGTTGTAGCATCAAAAAATATATGGTATAGGTCTTTGGTTGATGTCTTATCCGTTGTAACTACAAGTTTATTTATATCTGATGTGATGGTGGAATACTTGATTGGTTTAATCAGGTTTCCAGCAAAGGTCGATCCACCAAAAGCAAGACTGGGTGAGGTCAGGCAATTCTGCTCCAACGTTGGGTAGATTTCAGGTCTGCCCCCGTTCCTGTCGTAAGGTTGTCGGTCAAGGAACGATGCTTTAAACGTCTGATCTGGGGTCATACCGTACGTTCTTGCGAAATTAACCGACGGGTGGTCGAATGCTCCGCTCTCGTAATCTATACCAGCGTCGTTAAGAATATTATAAGCGGTGTTAAGATTATTGAATAGGGTAGTCATACGGAGATGAGTATCGCTAATTATCGTTCCGTTAAATCCAAACAAATCGGGTACGATTTCAAAATAATAGTAGTCATCATCAAATACATATTCCTTATATATAACCGAGTCGGTGTTGAACTGAACGTCCTTGCTATTTACCTCGGGTCTAAATTCAAGTTGGATGGTATAAAATGCGTCAGGTATAAGAGGGTTTGTTGTTGGTATATTAATACCTGCCTTACTGATGCGGATATAACCTTGTCCGTTCAACCCAATTTCCTGTGTGGTGATAATTTGTGCTCGGTGAGTACTGAACTGGCCTATATCTCCAAATTGGTCTGGGGCTATATTGATGGTAAGGTAATTAACACCATTGGTCACCGAACTAATAAATGGGTAGGTGACCGTCAGGTCGATCGCAAAATCTATAATCTGTTTCTCGCCAGTACTGGTGTAATAAACTGGGTCTGGTTCTATCTGACCACTTACACTACCGACTACATAATCATCATATACTCTAATATTTTTTAAAATAACCGGAATATTTGTTGTATTTAAATATAATAAAAAATTTTCAAAA